TCGTCCAGGGCGGCGATCTTCATCGCCGTGGATGCCTTGCTCCGTGACCCCCGCGCCCACGCGTCTTGGAGGGCGGAGGCGCGGCGGCCGTCGTCGACGATCCGCGTGGTGGTCATGGTGGGCCGGGTGGACCGCTCCACCACGTGGCCGCCCACGGATCGGGGGATCGTGGCCGTCCCCTCACGGGTGGCGGGACGGTCCAGCGGGGCGCCGGTGGCGTCCCTCCAGGTGGACCCGGTCACGTCGACTAGGGGCGCGTCCGGGTCCTGCATGGTGCCCCGTGGTCCCATCTGGCGCATGACGTCCCGTGAGCCACGCGCTGGGCGCCTGAGGTCGTCAGGTAGGATGGCCTCCGCGTAGCATCGACACTGGATCGATTCGCCGGGGTGCGCTGGCTCGCCATACGGGCCGGCTCCGCGGGGCGGACGGTCCCACCGGTGGACCGTGCCACGGAGTCCCCAGTGGTCTTGCTTGCTCCGGGCGTAGGGTCCGGCGGGGTTGCCGCGGACGCGTTGATCGTTGGCCGTCCGCCACGTGTAGGACTCCACCCCGGCGGCGGCCTGCGTGTCCTGGACGATCTTGCCGTTGATCTTGCCGATCTGGTCCCGGGCGATCAGTTCCGCGTGACGGGTGGAGATCCCCGTCCGGGCCTCCACGAGGTCTCGGATCTGGGTGTAGCGTAGGCCGTCCCTCACGGCGTGAGCGAGGACCACGTCCACGGAATCGAGGAGGTCCGCGCCCACGGTGGAGATCAGGCTCACGCCCTCCGATGCGAAGGACACGATCCGCCGGGCCTCGTATGCCGTGGGCATGATATCGATCTCCGGGACGCCCTCGTCCGAGGTGAGACCGAGGCGGACGTCCAGGCGCTCAGGGTCCGCCCCGGCTCGGAGTAACTCACGACGCGCGGACGACGTGGACACCCGGGAGGCCGGCGTGAGGATCCGGGCCATCTCCTCCTCGGAGGGCGGCGCCGGTGGTCCACCGTCCCCGGGGGACATGAGGGCGCGGCGCTGTAGCTCCCGCCGGGCCTGGTAGGCGGCCTCCGCCTGGCGTCGCATCTCCTCCAGGTCCGTCTCCGCCGTGACGTCCTCCCCGTCGTGGGCGTCGTCCGCGCGCGCGGCGGACAGGGCGGCACGGATGACGGAGAGGATCCATGTCTCGAGGGCGTCCACATAGGCCACCGCGGCCCGGCGGTAGGCACGGTGGGACGGCCTCCGAGGATCCCGGGTGTCCGCCCTGCGTGCCTGGACGGCGCGGCCCTGACGAGCGGCCAGGGCGCGCGCGCGGCGTCGTCCACGGCGGTCCCCGGCGGTGTAGCGGTAGACGGCGCCGGACTCCCCCCACCGGTAGCCGGGGCGGCCCTCCGCGTCCGGGGTCACACGCTGGACGGGCACGGCTACCCCTCCCGGGTGGACTTATCGTCCCCACGGCCCACGATCTCCGCGGCCCACGCGATCCCGGTGTCCCCTCCCCATCCAAGCCACGCCACATAGCCGGCGTCTCTCCAGGGGGTGTCTTTGTATTCCGGCGCCACCTCGGAATTCTTCCGGTGGCGCTCAAAGGCGGCCATCCTGCCCACGGTCTCCCGGGACAGGGGGCGGCCGTCGGCCAACTGGCGCGCGCGGGTCCAGCCCACGCGGGTCATACCCTTGACCTCGTCCCCGTGTTTCTCCCGCCACCGTAGGACGCGGCGCGCGTTGTTCCTGGCGGACTCCGGGGCGCGGTAGGTCTCCGCGTCCGCCCTCATGAGGTCCTCCAGGGTCACGGTGGAGTCCGGGTCCACCGTGATCGCGTCCGCCCCGTCGTCCAGGGCGGCGTCCATCTGGAGATACTCGATTTCCCGGTCCCCGAGGTGGCGGCCGCGGATCTCGTCCCGCTCCACGATCTGGGCGGCATACAGGGCGGCGTCACGCTGGGCCAGGGTGGCGGAGATCTGGGCGCGCTCTATGGCGGTGGGCTCCTCCAGGGCGGGCCAGATCATCCGGCGGGACTCGTCCGCGCCGTGGAGGATCTCATGGATGCGGAGGATCACGTCCTCGAGGATCGGGCGCTCCTGTCCGTCCAGGAGTCGGTGGTACGTCCGGCGCGACGCTTGATCGTCCGAGGTCATCCCGGCCGGTGGGGTACCGATCGCCACGGCGGGGGGGATCCCCTCCACGCTTGCGACGTCCTCATAGGCGGACACTTTCGCATCACGCCACCCGGTGATCGCCGCGTCCATGCGGGACATACGCCACCCCGGCGGGAGCGTGATCGCCCCGAGGACCGAAGTAGCCCGGCGGAGGGCGCGGAGGCGGTCCAGCCACGACACCCCGTCACGGCCGGACGCGGCGCCGCTGCCGTCCTGCTCATACACGGCCACCGATCGCTCGGACATGAGGGACGTGGTGGAGGACGTCACGATCTCCAGGTTGCGGAGGCTTTCCCAGTACACGTCCAGGACGGCCGCCTGAAATCCGTCGTCCGGTGGCGTCACGTCCAGCGGGACGTCCAGCCCGGGGACGACGATCACGCGGGACGCGTGGACCCGGCGCTCCCCGGTGAACGATAGCCCCGGCCGTGTCGGGTGGAGGTCCCAGAATTCCGGGGCCGTCCAGTCCGGCCGATCCGCGTCCGCCTGACGTGACAGGGCGGACGGCGTGGCCTCGGAGGGCATGATCACATGGACGGCGCGGACGTCGTGGGGGCCGTCTCCGAGGGGGACGGATTGGTCCCCATCGACCCTCACATAGACGAGGGCGCCGCGGAATGCCCGGGCATACTGGCGGGCCTGGACGGCGGCGCGGCGGACGTGGAGGGCGCGGGGCGTCGTCTCCTCGTCCTCCGTGTCCGTGGTGACCGTGTACCCGTGGCGGATCGCGTCCAGCGGGGGCGCCACGGCTAGGCGGCGCGCGATCCCGCCCCGCATGTAGCTGTGGAGTAGCTGGCCCCGAGACCACCAGCGGATCCCCGTCTTGGGTGTCACGTCGTCCACCCGGTCCCGGCCGGTCATCCCGAATCCCATGGTGGAGGACTGGATCACGCCGTCCGCGCGGGCCTCGTCCGGGGGGTCCGGTGGGGGCGTGAGGTCCAGCCAGTCCAGGATCCGATCGCGTATGGTGGGCATGCGGGAGACCTCGTCACGGGGCGCCGGTGACTACCCGGCGGCCCTCGGTAGTGAGAGTATACTCAGCCCGGACTCCCTGGCCACGTGGCCCCGTGGTGTCGCCCACGGCCTCGAGGTAGCCGTCCGCGCGGAGGCGCTGGATTCGGTATTGGGCCGTCCGGCGGGAGACACCGGCGGCGGCGGCCAGTCCGTCCGCGGTCACGGTGGAGTCAGGATCGATCCCGGCCATGATCTGGGCGGGAGTCAGTGGGGGTCGTCCTCGTGGCATGTGTCGGTCTCCGTTCTTTTGCATACATTCGGCGCTTTAACGCGCATCGTTTGGGGTGGCAACGCTACCCCTCGTCCCCCTCGAGGACGAGGGGGGCGGCCTCGATCTGGAGGTCCTCGTCCGACATGGACGCGGCGATCATGGCGGCCCGCTGTCTCTGCTCCGCGTCCGTGACCACGATCTCCGCGCGGATCCCGTCCACCGCCTGGACGAGGTGGCGCGCGGCGGTCAGCCGCTGCGGGTGATCCTTGTCCCCGGCGATCTCGATCATGGCCTCCACCGCCACCCAGTAGCCCTCGGATAGCCGCGTCCGGGCGGCCTCGAGGTGGTCCCGGGCGAAATCTTCGATCGTGGCCCTCACGTGTGGCTTTCGGCCGATCTGGTGGGCTCTCTGTCTCGTGATTCCGAGGGCGTCCCCTATGGTCTGCCACGTGGACCCCCGCGCCCTCATGCGGACCACCTGACACTCCCGATCCTCCAGGAGACGGCCACACGGCGCTCGTAGGGACCGGGTCAAGTTCCCCGCCCCCACACGGCGAGACAGGTAGCCTCGGCGGCGTGGTCTTGACAGGTCACCGCATCCGGCCAGTTCACCCGCCAATCCGGGACGGTACGCCGGATCACCCGTCGCCCCGTGACCCACGCGATCGCCGCCTGTTTAGCCGCGGCCCCGGACGAGGACCCGGACACGCGGAGGACACGGGGGCGCCAGTCCGCCGCCACGGGCTCCGAGGTGACCGGGTAGCCGGCGGCGTGGAGGGCCTGGAGGATCCGCCCCCTGGACGTGGCGAGCGTGGCGATACTGGCCGCTGTGCGTCGTCGCCCCTTCCCCCCTCCCCACCGGACGCCCTCCACCGTCACGGCCGCCACGGGGGTCTCTGGGTGCATCCGGCCCACGTATCGGACACAGGCCACCAGGACGGCGGCGGCCTGCTCGGCGGCGCTACACCACACGCCAGGGACGGCCACCTGATCCTGCGCCGTCCACGTCTCCACCGTCCACCCGCGGACCTTGGCCCGCTGTGTCCTCCGGTAGCTCGAGACGGCCAGGACCTCGAGGACGGGATCCCCCGTGTCCAGGAGGGCCACGGCGGCGGCGGCGTCGTGTCCTGGGTCGATTCCGATCAGTATTCGCGGCGTGGTCATGCTGTCCTCTCCTCTCCTCTCCGTATAGTTAGCACGCCCTCCCCCGTCGTGGGGGGGGGTGTCCAAGTGAATCCGGGGTGTCCAAGTGGTGTTGGACGCTGGTTGTCCGGGTTGTCCGCGTGTTTTCGGCAAAGTGTCCAAGTGTCCAAGGGTTTCCCGGAAGTATACCCATAGAATCTGGAGGCGCTGAGGGGGGTACGATAGAACCGTGGATATCGCCGAATCATACCCACCCCGGCGTCCCGGGATATTTCGTGGGTCTCTCCTGAAACCGTTGGACGTTTTGGACACCTGGGGGAAAGCGTAGGGGGAACCTGGGTTAATCACTTGGACACCACTTGGACACCACTTGGACACTGTTAGCCTTTATATATATTCTTTACTTAGAACCTAAAGAATATAGTTAGGCCTAGAATACGGTACCTCGATAGAACCTTGGTTTTCGCCGGAATCCATGCGTCCAAGTGCCGGCCAAGTGCTCCCCGAGGTGTCCAACACCGCCACGCGCCCGTATTGCCCCCTCTGGTGTCGCGGAGCCCCGGGGCGACCCTTGACCCCCGGAAGCTCCCCCGCGCGACGCTAGGGGCCATTCTGCGCACGTGGCGCATACGTGGCGAGAATCCCTCCCCTCCCCGGACGCGAGAAAGGCCCGCCGTGTGGCGGGCCTCCGTGGGGTGGCGGTGGGCTAGGATGCGATCCGGGCCAGTCGCGCACGCTTGCGGGCCTGGATGCGCTCCCACTGCTGGGCGGACGCGATCCGGTCTAGCAGGTCGATCCGTGCCGCGGCGGCGCGCTGGATACCGCGGTACTTGCGCGCGACCTCTTCGTAGATGGCCAGGGACGGCGCGGCGCGCTCTGCGGTACAGCGTCCCCGCTGGACGTGGCGGACCAGGGCGGCGTGTTGGCGCTCGGCGCTGTAGGCGCGGCTACAGGCCCGGTCCTCGGCGGCGAATGCGGCGTTGTAGTCTGCGGTTGCGGCGTCGAAGGTGTCGAGGTTGATGTCCATGTTGGTCTCTCCTGTCCGCGGGGTGTTCCGTCCCCCCGGTGAAGTGCCTTTATGGTGCACCGTTCTAACGCGCAAGGAATCCGGCTCATTTAGGCGAAAATAAATCAGCCAATCCGCATCCCCTCCCGCTCGTGCATCCTCTCCCGGCGGAGGATCACCAGCTGACACGTGGTCCACCGGCGATCCCCCTCGCTACAGATCCAGTCCACGCGCCCCGTCCACCCCGGCGGGTAGTACGTCACGTGCTCGAGACCCGTCCGCGCGTGGCACACCATGCACTCCGCCCCGTCGTGGGGGGTCACACCTCCCACCGTGACGCCACCTTCTCCGCGGCCGCCCAGCACTCGTGCCACGCGTCCAGGGTTCGGCTACTCCGCGCGAACAGGTGGCCGGCCAGGGTGTCCACGATCCTGTAGTGATCTGAGCGCCACGTGAGCCCCCGGCGTCGCAGGGCTTGATTGGCTTCCGTCTTGGTCATGTTGTCCTCTCCTGTCGTGGCCCCCGCGGGGGCCGGTGGTCTCACGCGTACACAGACACGATGCCTACACCGATGCGGCGCGTCGCGCCTTCGTCTTCGCGGCGAAAACGGCCGCGGAGCGGGACGGGTAGGTGTCAATCCCTCCCTGGCTCGTTCGGATCGGCTCGCCATCAAGCTCCACGTAATGGACGAGGCGGCCGTCCTCGAGGTCCGGGTGCGGCGCGGAGACGGCCGCGAAGCCCTCTCCGAAGCTCGCGTAGGACTCGGCGTTTCCCTCGGCGGCGGCGGCGGCCGAAAGGCGGGTGTCGGTGATATCGATGGTGGCGTTCATGTCGTCCTCTCCTCTCGGCGGGGGTTGGTCTCTCCCCCCGGTGAAATGCTCTTATGGTGCCCCGTTCTAACGCGCAACCAATCCGCCACGTTTAGGCGAAAAAAACCCACGATCCCGCCGTGGCGCGGATCGTGGGCGTCCTCGAGGTCCCGGCCTAGTCGGTCCCCGCGGCGTCCAGCATGGCCAGGACCACGGAGGAGGACCCGACCATGACCAGGACGAACTCCAGGACGTCCGGGATCACAGCAGGGTCCGATCGCTCACACACTCCCCCGCGAGCGGGTCATACGTCAGATCGTCACCACAGACCACGATGTCCACCATCTCACACGCGGTGCATCGGTCTAAAATGGCGATCTCGTAGGCGGTGAAGCCAAATCCGAGGACGGCCAGGACAGATAGAGTCAATTCGATCATGTTGTCATCTCCACGTTTCGGGGCGTGCATGCGTCCCCCGTCCAGTCTCGCATAGGTGCGCCTAATGCGCAAGGATTGCCGCCACGACCACGACGACCACAACGATCGCGGTCACGGTCGCCACGTCGTCCAGGATCGTCCACATCTAGCCCTCCGCGTCCTCGTGGGCGTCCGGCCCTCTCCCACGGAGTAGCCCATAGACCCACACGCGGACGGGTCCGATCGTCCGCCTCACCTGGTAGCCACCGGACGTGGCGGTTTCCAGCCAGCCACGCGCGGCCCACATGGGGAGGACGTCCGCGGCGGAGTAGCCCCCCGATCGGAGGGCCTCGTCCAGTCCCTCCCGCGTCCAGTAGACCGCGGCGCCGGTCTGTCGTCCCAGGTAGGGCGTCCGCGCGTCCGCCACCCCGGCCCACCTGTCGGGACGCGTGGCGCGGTATTGCTCGACACAGCGCCACGCCGTGGCGGCCGTGTCTCTCTCGGCCTCCGCGGCCGTGGCCAGGTCCCACGCCATACCCAGGAGGGCGCGGGGGACGTCGATCCCGGCGGCGCGGCGGACGACGGAGGCGGCGATCTCGAGCATGGCGGGAAGCTGTGCCACGCGGATCACGTCCGCGCGGCGCTCCCCCTCGGTACGCGCGCGGTGGATCTCTCGCCACCGTGTCCGCAGATCCCCCCACCGCTCCCGGTGGTCCAGTAGCCACCGGACCACGAGCGGGAGGACGTGGCCGTGGTGCTCCTGGACGGCGTCGTGGATCCGTGGCGCCGTGTCGACGTCGGCCCACGGCGCGCGGTCCACGGTGAGCATACGGGACGCGGCGCCCCCGGCGTCCGCACAGTGGGACGCGATCCGGCTCTCCCCGGTGGAGAGGACGATCGTCCTCACGGGGCGCGCGCGTTGGGTGCCTCCCCCCACCTGTCCGAGGGCTTGGGACGCGCGGTCGTAGGCGGTGTACACCACCCGCTGGACCACGCTCCAGTCGCCCGCGGTGTGTTTGGTGTCGTCCAGGACACACGGGGCGGAATGGGCGAATTGCAGCGCGTTTCTCACGCCGGCCCAGTTGGGTCCCCACAGGTGCCACAGGGCGGCCGGGTCTCCACACGCGCTGAGGGCGGCCTTGAGGGCGGCGGACTTTCCGGTCCCCGGCGGGCCTCCGATGTCCATGGTCCACCCGGGGCCGTCTAGGACCTGGACGAGGGGGGCGGCTAGTGCAGCCAGGATCACGAGTCCGGCCGGTTGGTCCCGGGAGGGCGTCCAGACGTCCCGGATCCATCCCTCCAGGGTCCCGCGCGCGCGGTACCCCTCGGCCCGGGATCGCTCCCCCTCTCCCGGCGGGACGAGGTGGACGGGCTGGCCTATGGACTGGGTACCCCATAGGTACCCGGTCCCGTCCGGCGTCCACCCTAGTCGCTCCATGGACGCCACGGAGGGGAGGCCGTCCGCGGCGCTCTCCTGTCGCCTCAGCCACCGGACGACCTCGGAGGCGGTGGTGGAGTCCACCGGCGCCCCGCGGCGGGACAGGGCCACGAGGGCGCGCGCGTCCGAGACGGTGTATCGGCTCACGGTCTCGGAGATCCACCGGTCCTCGTATCGCCACGCCACGGAGACGGACGCCTCCCCGGTCTCCGCGTCCGTGGCACGTCCGACGATCGCGATCGGGCGCTCGGATACGGTCACGTCCTCCCGGTCCTCCGAGGTGACCCGGACGATCTCCGATCCCCGGATCCGGTAGCCGTCCGGGACCTCGAGCCCGTCCGGGGCGTCGTGGTATCCGTCCGCGGCCATCCTCTCCGATAGGGACACGGCGGGGGCGTCGGTGCCGCCCTGGACGACGCGGATCTGTGGTCCCGGCGTGTGGTAGCTCCGTAGGATGCGACGCGCGGCGGTGGCGCGGGCCGAGTAGCCCGGGACGGTGGCCATCCTCTCCAGGAGGACGTCCACCTCCCGGACGCCCACGAGGGCGGCGCCGTCCCCGGCGGGGACCCGCGCGAGCCACCCGCGCCACGTGTCCACGTCCTCTGGTGTGCGCGTCACGGCCTCCACGCAGAGACGGAGGGCCTCTAGCGCTTGATCCCTCTGCTCTGCTGTGGTAGGTCTCCCATGTTGGGATTGGTCTCCCGGCATGTTGTCATCTCCTGGCGCCCTCCCGGTCCCCACCGGGAGGGCGTCTCTGTTTTGGGGGTCGTCTACCGATACCACGATCGGCGGGGGCGCTGTCGTGTCTCGTCCACCGTGGAGGACCGCCTCCACACGGCCCATGCTGTGGACGCATAGACGCGCGCGGCGTCCTCGAGGCCCTCCCTACGCATCCACCGGGCCATCCTCGCCAGCCACGCCACACGCGCGCGATCGTGTCTCACGTCGGCCTCCCGGGCCTCGTGGTAGCTCCGGGCCTCGTCCACGGCCCACGCGTCCGGGTAGCCGGCCGCCACGGCGTGGGACGCCAGGGCGGCCACCACAGGCGGGTCCGTCTCCCGGAGATGACGACGCCACGCGGTGGAGTCCGTCTCCACCTCGTCCGGGTAGGCCGGGAGGGTCCCGCGGATCGTCTCTGTCTTGGGCGGCGGCGGCACGGTGATCCCGTCGTCCGTGATCCACCCGTGGACCTCGGCCCACGTGGCGACGGCGGACCAATCGCCACCGGCCCGGCGGTCCCCGGTGGCGAGTAGGGCCGCGGTCCCGATGGCGTCCGCGGAGGCTCGGCAAGATTGGCACGTCCAGGCGCGGGAGGACACCAGCAGGATCCCCCGGCTCCTGTCGTCCCCACACGCCGGACACGGTCCCCACCGTCCCCGGCCCCGATGCTCCGCCCCGGCCCGTTGCAGGGCCTCCGTGGGCGTGAGCGCTCGGAGGCGGTCCAGGGCGTCCCTCACGCGCGGACGCGCTCAGCGACGGCGCCGCGATCCGGGTGGGTGATCTCCAGGAGTCCCTGGGGATCGGGCATGATCGGCGCCAGCTTGATCGCCGTGAGGGAGACCCAATCCAGCCACGTCCCCACCATCTCCGTCTCCGGGAGGCCCGGCGCAAAGATGCGATCCATCTTGACCGGGTAGCCGGCGGCCATGTCGTGGCATTCCGCGCGGGTGATCTGCCACGTCTCCCCCTCTCCGATCTCGCGCGCCAGCGTGACGGAATGGATCCGGCTCTCCTCGTGGCGCGGATCGTTCCAGTCCGGGCACCACTGAAGATTCACGGTCAGCTCAGCGCACAGCCCATGCTGCTTCATGCTCATGTAGAACGTCGCGCCCTCGTGGCGCATGCTCAGCGGTGTGGTCGTGTCGGTCATGTCGTCCTCTCCTCGTGTGGCCCCCGTGAGGGGGCGGTGGGTGGTCAGGTCAGGTCACGGACGAGGCGGCGGCGCGCCTGTGGTGAGGTCTCCGTGGGCCGGTGGCCCCTACGGAGGCGCTCCCGGTAGTCCGCGCGCGCGGCCTCCAGGGTGGCCGGGGTGGCCCGGTCCATCATGGTGTCCTCCAGGACGACGATCGCGCGGTCCCCCGTGATCACGTAGTGGACGCGGTGGACCTCCCCGGAGGAGGTGGCGCGCGGGTTGGTCAGGGTGTGGATCGTCATGGTCATCTCCAGTCTGCGGGGCGGTTCGTCCCCCCCGGTGAAATGCTCTTATGGTGGCCCCCTGTAACGCGCAACCAATCCGGCTCATTTAAGCGAAGAAAAACCCACGATCCCCACCACCACGGGATCGTCACTCCTCCGCCTCGTCCCACGGCGCCTCAGGTAGCTCCACCTCGGACGGCCACCGCCACGACCACAGGACACGGGGACCCGCGGCCCTCCGTGCCTGGACGGCCTCGAGGGCGGCGGACGTGAAGGACACCCGGCCGGTCCCGAGGTCGTCCGCGGAGATCCACCCCCGCTCCACCCACGCGTCCGCCAGGTCCCGGGGCGTGATCGTCCACCCGCGTCCGAGGGTCTCCAGGATGTCCCGGCGCGTGGCGGTCCACCCGTGGCGGCGGGTGAGATCGTTGGCTACTCCGAGGGCCTGATCCCCACCGCCGGACGCGTGCATCCCGGACTGTCTGGACACGGCCAGGAGGACCGAGAGCAGATCCCGCGCGCCCCCGCGTGTGAGGTGCTCCGGGTGGTCCAGCGCCACGCGGATCGGGTCCCTGTAGGACGGCGGGAACCACCGCAGGGTCCGCCGCTTGGCCTGGAGCGTGGCGATCTGTTTCGCCGTGGGCTCCCGTAGCAGCCACGCCCCCCACCGCTCCGTGGTGTCCCGTTGTATCCACCCGGCGATTGCTAGGCGGTCCCGTGCGAGGGTGCACCATGCGGAGACGTCGGAGACGTGGCGTACCGTGGCCTCCGCTTTCTCCTCGGCCTCCCGCTGTTTCCGTTCCTCTTTGGTCTCCTGGACGTCCTCGTCCTCTGGCTCCTCGAGGGCCTCCAGGATGGCCTCCACGTCCGCCCCGTCCAGGACGGTCTCCCCGTCCATGTCGATGCTTTCCACGTGTGGCAGCTGGTGAAGCGGGTCCAGGATCACGCAGCGGACCTTGCTCCCCCACGCGTCCGGCTCGGAGAGGGTACGGAGGCCCCGCCCCACCTCCTGGACGAGGTCCCGGCGATTGCGCGCCACACGGAGGCACATCCACCGGACGGCGGGGACGTCCACGCCCTCTGTCATGATCCGCGGGTGGACGAGGACCCGGACGTCCCCGGCGGCCAGGGCGGCTAGGCGGCGGCGGCGCTCGCTCGGCCGGATCTTGCTGTGGTAGTCCAGCGCTGGGATCCCCGAGTCCGTGAGGACCCGCGCGAAATGGATCGCGTCAGCGATAGACAGGGCGGACGCGACACCCGGCCCCGGTGGCGCGGCGGCGATCATCTCGACGCACGCCACGCTCACGGCCTCCCCGGTGTCTCCCGTCCACCGCCGGGGCTCCGGGCGTACCAGGACCCCGTCCCGGATCGCGTCGATCACGCGGTAACTGTAGCAGACGGACCACCCGGGGATCGGCTCGCCCCGTCCGGTGTAGGCGGTGGCCGTGAGGGCGATCCGCTTGACCGGGTCCAACCGCTGGACCTCCCCCCACCGGGCCGGCGTCGTGAGCCTGTGGGCCTCGTCGCATATCAGGAGGGCCACGCGGTACCCGTGGGCGGTCACCTCGTCCGCCACGGCCGGGAGGGACTGATAGCACGAGAAGACCACGCGCCCCCATTTCTTGCGTCGGCCGTACCACACACCCACGTCCTCCCCGAGACGGTGGCGCGCGGCCTCGGAGAGGGACGCCACGAGGTCCTGACGGGACGTCATGACGATCACCACGTCCCGGGGTTGCATGGTCTCCCGGTGGTACCATGCCAGCTCGGAAATCATCATGGACTTACCGGAGCCGGTGCAGCTGTCGATCAAGGGCGATCCGGCGTGAGCCAGGGCGGCCCGGACCCCCTCGTCCTGACACCGGCGCGGCGGCCACCGGGACCCGCTCCACAGGGCCGGCGTGGCGGCGGTGGTCACGACACCACCCCCGGGAACAGCTCCCCCTGTGCCTCGTGCTCGTCACGTCCCCCGGCGGTCTCCTGGACGCCCTCGGACGCGCGGCGGATCTCGCGTCGGTGGTCCCACCGGTGGAGGATGTCCTCCAGGTGCTCCGCCTCCGCCCCGTAGCAGGTGACCCCCTCGGCCTCCGCGGCTAGAAGGGTCGTCCCGCTCCCGAGGTACGGATCGAGGACCACGCCACCCGGCGGCGTCACGAGACGGACGAGGTACCGCATGAGGGCCAGGGGCTTAATCGTCGGGTGGCGCGATCCGGCCCGTTCCGCCGGGGAGGTCTTGGCGGAGTAGAAATAGCGGGCGGCGGATCCGTGGTCCGCGTGTAGCGCCCCGTTGCCATGGAGTCCGCCACCGGGTCCGATGCTCCCCCGGTTCAGGGCGGCGGAGGGGCGCCCGTTCCTAGCCGCCCCGGAGACCCCCGTCTCCGGCATCCCCGCCACGGCCTCCGGGCTCCCGTCGTGGATCAGGTTGGCGGGCCAGCGGCCCGCGCGTCGCGGTTGGTCCTCCACCCGGCGCTCCCGGATCTTGAATGTGGACGATCCACCCAGTCCATTCTCTCCACCCGCGGACGGCCTCCGCGCGTCGTGGCCCGGTCCCGCCGGGACCTCACAGCCTCGGACGTTGATCCCCCCCGTCCCCCACCGCAGGACGTTCCTGGCGATCGAGGACTCCGAGGGCGGGAGGCGACACAGGGCGATCGGCTCTAGCGCTGGCTTCAGGGCGGTACCCCACCCGTCCCACGCGCGCGCGGCGTCCGTTACGGCGTCGGGTCCGTCCGTCTCATGGTAGCCCCGCGCGCGTGCTTGCTGCATCCACGGACGATCCCCGCCATCGATGCCGTGCCCGCCGTTTACGCTTTTAGGGTTGCGGACACTTCCCGCGTCGATCCTTATCTTTTCCCGTGTCGCTCCAAGTTGGCGATCGATTGCTGCTGAGACGTTGTGAGATTTCGGAAACCCGCTCCCATAGACCCACGCCAGGGCGTCCCGGACCTCCAGGCCAGCCAGACGGATCGACAAGGTCCCCACGTCATACGTCCGCGTCCCAAAGAAAGCCACGAGGTGGCCGCCCGGTTTCAACACCCGCGCCACCTCACGCCACAGGACGGGCTGAGGCACGAACGCGTCCCAGCGTCGCCCCATGAATCCGGTCCCCTTGACCTCGTGATAGCCCGTGTCCAGCCAGTCCCGGAGCATGGCCACCGCGTCCGGGTGGCGTCCGAGACCATACGGCGGATCCGTCACCACGGCGTCCACGGAATTGTCCGGTAGCCTCCGAAGCATGTCCAGATTGTCCCCGGCGTGGACGAGGTGGCGGCCTAGTCGATGACCCGCGCGCGACGGGTGTCCGTGTGGTCTGTGTGTCATCTCGATCTCCATAGGTACGCGTTGGGTGCATGGTCCCCGGGGATCCGGTGTCCCATCTGCTTGTGGATCTGTCCGTCCCGCCACAGCCGAGAGAGCCACTCCCGCGCGGACTTCCTCGAGACCCCGGCGACCCGTGCCACCTCGTCCGACCCGACCCACCGGCCGGCCAGGTCGTCCAGGGCGCGCGCGACGCGGAGACCCACGCGGCGGGCCTCCGGTAGCGTCTGCGTGTAGGTCTCCACGGGTCCGATCCACCTGTCGGTCTCCTGGACGATGCGCCACCCGGCGGGAGTCAATCCGACCCGGCCGCCCTCCAGGCGGAGGAGACCCGCGGCGCGGAGTCGGTCTAGCTCAGCCAGTGGCGTAGGGATCGCCCCGAGACGGATCCGGGTGACGTCGTGGGCCTCTATGGCGGCGGCCACGCGGGACAGGACGGAGGGGCTCATGTCACCCTCCAGTCCGTCCGGTTCCCCACCTGGACGGGCTCAAGTCTCCACCGCTCGGAGTTCTCATGTAGGACCCGGCGGACGTGGCGCCGTGAGTAGCCGGCGACCACGGCGATCTGACTGGTCCGGTAGACACCCGGGTCCAGCCGATCGACGGCGCGAGCCACGGAGGCCACGACGCCAGACGCGCGGTGCACGTGGACCGATCTCTCCCGCGGACCTAGCTCCAGGGTCTCCCGCTGTAGCCGGTATAGCTCCCTCACCCCGGCGTCCGTGAGTAGGGCGTGGCCGTCGATGACCAGGACGTCACCGGGGTGTCTCGTGGCCTCTCGTGCGACGTGTGGAGCGAGGGGGGCCGGTCGTCCCCCGCGGCGCTGGACGGTCTCGTGGATCTCCTCGAGGAGATAGCGGACGGCGCCGGGGGTCATGCGTCACCCCCGGAGATCTGGATCGCATCGATCAGCGCTCGGCGTGCCTCGCTCCACACGGTGTCAGGGTCGGCGACACGGGCGGCGGCATGGGCGACACGGGCGGCGGCGATGGCGGCGGCGCGGGCGGCGGCCCATGCGGCGGCGGCATCGGCGGCGGCGTAGGCGGCCCATGCGGCGGCCTCGGCGGCGGCACCAGCGGCGCGGGCGGCGGCCTCGGCGGCATCGACGGCGGCCCATGCGGCGGCACCAGCGACGGCCTTGGCGGCACGGGCGGTGCCCTCATCCGTGACGGGATCCAGCCCTCGCAGCGTCGCGGCGTGGTCGTGCAGGCCGGCAGCGTCTAGTGCCATCGGCGCGATCACACGCACGGCGCGATCCGCCAGCAGATACGCCCGCCGCCTCTCCACCTCGGGCGTGCTGCGTGTCCCGACGAGCATGGGCGCGATGTCGCCCAGGTACCGGGCGCGCAGTGCGTCGCCGCCAGCGCCCTCGCCCATGACGTCATTCAGCGATCGCCCGTATGCTGCCAACACGCCGCAGGCACACTCTGGCCTGTCGCTATGCGGCTCGCCCGCGAGCCATGCGACGGCTTCCAGCAAACACATCCCCTGCTCTCGCGTGGCGTGTGGCCCATGTGTGAGCGTGTATGCGGGGGTCATGCGTCACCCCCGGAGATCTGGATCGCATCGATCAGCGCCTGACGTGCCTCTGCCCACACGGTGTCAGGGTCGGCGACACGGGCGGCGCGGGCGGCATCGGCGGCGGCGCGGGCGGCATCGGCGGCGGAATCGGGCATAGCGACGCGGGCGTTGGCGCGGGCGGCGGAATCGACGGCATCGGCGGCGGCACCAGCGGCGTAGGCGGCGGCGGCACCAGCGGCGTAGGCGGCGGCGGCACCAGCGGCGCGGGCGGCGCGGGCGGCGGCGTAGGCGGCGGCGCGGGCGGCGGCGCAGCCGACGGTGGCAGCAGCATAGGCGGCGCGGGCGGTGGCTGCGTCGGTGACAGGCGCGAGCGCTCGCAGCGTCGCTGCGTGGTCGTGCAGATCGACAGCCTCTAGCGCCATCGGCGCGATCACACGCACGGCGCGATCCGCCAGCAGATACGCCCGCCGCCTCTCCACCTCGGGCGTGCTGCGTGTCCCGACCAGTAGCGGCGCGATGTCGCCCAGGTACCGGTCGCGTAGCGCGTCGCCCTCTGGACCCTCCCCCATGACGTCATTCAGCGATCGCCCGTATGCCGCCAGAACGCCGCAGGCGCACTCTGGTGTGTCGTTATGCGGCTCGCCCGCGATGTAGGCGACGGCTTCAAGTAGGCACATGCCCTGCTCGCGCGTCGCGTGTTTCCCGTATGTGAGCACGTATGCGGGGGTCATGCGTCACCCCCGGTCATGCGTCGGATCTCGTCCTCCAGGTCCGCGATCACCTGCTCACGGAGACAGATCGCGGCGGCGCTGTGCTCCGCGATCTCCTCCCGGCTGTGGCCGAAAGATAGAATGTGTGCCGCGTACTCCGCGCGGCGCTCTGGGGTGTCTCGCCTCCGTGGCCGCGGCGCGGGAGAGACCGCCACGAGGACGGCGCGGGCCGCCCCCATAAGCATCCACGCGGCGGCCATCGTGAGGGCCGTCCAAGCCTTGATCGTTCGCTGTGTCATTCTTCCCCCCCGGCGGCCACGCGGCCGCGTCGGATCATGTGTCGGATCTCGTCCAGGTCCTCCGCCGTCCAGGTGGCCGGCGTCCTCCCCTCGGTGACGGCGGCCACCTCGTCCAGCGGATACCCGTGCTCCACGAGGTACGCGTGGGCGGCCTCCCGGCGTCCCTGGAGGGCCGGGTCCACCTCGTCCACCGGGGACGGCGTGGGCGCGACGCTAGGGGCCTCCGAGGCGTCCGTGGGGGCCGGTATGGCGTCCGCGGTCCCACGGATCACGCGGGCCAGGTCCACCCGGCGGCGCTGTGATTCCAGCCAATCCGCCATAGGCTGGACGGTGGACGCGCGGATCGCCCAGTAGCGGCGGCGTCCCCCGTCGCGGGTCACCTCGTGGAGGTGCGCGCGGACCTGGAGACCGGCGGCCAGGTAGTCCGGGAGGCCCGCCTGGACGTGGACATCATGCCACGGGAGACCCTGGAGATCGTACCGACCGGACGCGGCGATCATGTACCCGGCCCACGTCGAATCCAGCAGCTCCACCACGCCCATGTGGCCTTTGGCCGCCCCCCATCCACGGGAGCGGAGGCGGACACGGAGGCGGGGGAGGTGAGCCCACCGGCCCGTCCAGACGAGGCGGCCGATCACCTGGAGGCGTGGCTTGCACCCGCGCGCGTCCGGGCATGCGTCGCCAGCACAGGCCCGCGGCGTCCACCGTCCGGCGGCGAAATCCCACGACGCGGCGCGGCCCCGCTCCACCTGTCGGCACCACTCCGTCTTTGTCGGAGTCTCCCGGCCGTCCGGGGCCTTGGGTCGCGCGCGTCCGATCTCGATCGCGTCCGTGACCCGCGCGGCCTCCACCTCATACGTGATCGTCCGGCGCTCCTCGTCCGTGGCGTCCCGGTGCCATTCCTCGAGAGCCGGGTGGAGCGGGTGGATTTCGCCGCGGTACGTGCGGCCCCCGCGGGCCTGGAATTCCCTGGTCTCCAGGTCCGGCGACACGATCCAGAATCGATCCTTCCCGACGGGGGCGCCGTTGCGGCCCTTCCTCCCGAGAGTCAGCAACGCGTCCACCGGCGCCACCGGCCGCGCGTCCAGGTCATAGCGTGAGCGTGTGGTCATGGTCTCACCTCCTGACCAGGAGTTAGCACGCGCTTACCCATGACGTCAAGGGGGAGACCGTGCTAACTTTTCGCCATGACGATCCCGGACCACATCCTGAGAGAGGCGATCAAGGCGGAGAGGGCGCGGCGGATCCGCGCGGCCCGTGCCCGTGCGGACGTCGTGGAATGGTGTCGCCAGGGTCCCCACACGCTCCGCGGCGCCATGGTCCCCCACGGGTGGCAGGGTCACATAGGCCGGATCCTCCAGGGGTCGATTGGCCGTCTCGTGGACGGCGGCCACGGGGGCGCCGTGCGGATCCTGTTGATCGACGCCCCCCAGCAATCGGGGAAGTCGGAGATCGTCAAGCGTACCGCGGCCATGGCGCTCGCGTCCGGGCTATCCGTGGGCGTCCTCGCGTACAATGAAGAATTCGCGCGGGAATGGGGGCGGGATATGCGCCGCCTCATGCGGTCCCCGGCGGCGGTGGCCACGTGGCCCCACCTCCGCGTCCCGGACGGCCCGGGCCACGCGTCCGCGCGGCGGGACCAATCGGACGCGGCCACGCGGTGGACCGTGCCCCACCCGGTGGCGGATCGGCCCCCGGTACGATTCGCCGCCACCGGACGGCGCGGCGGTCTCGAGGGTCTCCCGCTGGACGTGGTGATTGCTGATGATCTCTATAAGACGATCGGGGACGCACAGTCCCCGGCCAACGTCCGCCAGGTGGAGGATCTTCTCTTGTCCTCCGCCCTCGGACGCGTGGCGGATCGCGGCGGGGAGATCTGGGATATCGGGACGCGGCGCGGGTCCACGGACAGCAAAGGATTCTGGATCCGCAAGCGGGACGAGGTGGAGGCGGCGGGGCTCACTATGGAGATCGTCCGCCACAGCTACCCGCTCCGAGGCCCGGAGCCGTGGCGATACGGTCCCCGGGGCTACCTCACGCCAGCGTGGACCGAGGAGAAAGAGGCGGCTCAGCGGGTCATCCTCGGACGGTGGGCGGCCCCGCTGCTAGACGGTGAGGACGTGGACTCCGTGGGCGGCCTGTTTCCCGTGGAGGCCCTCTCCCATACCTACCCGGACCACCCGGACCACGTCCGCGCGTCCGCCTCGGAGATCTGGGTCTCTATGGACTCCGCACAAACCGAGGGCGCCGGGGACTGGACGGCGATCCAGGTCCTAGCAATCCGCGGGGAGTATCACGATCTGATCTACCAGGACCGGGGCCAGTGGGATGAGCTAGGCGTGATCCGCCGTCTCCGCGCCGTCCTGGAGGACTACCGCCCCCACCGCGCCCTCGTGGAGGGGGCGTCGTCCGGCCGCGTGGCTGTCCTGGCTCTCCGGTCGATGTTCCCTCAGCTGGAGGAGGTCCCCACGTCCGGCCGCGGGTCCAAGCGGGACCAAATCCAGGGGACCCTGAGCCTGTGGCTACTCGGCCGCGTCCGGCTCCCCGAGGCCCGCCACGGCGCCGCGGTCTCGTGGTGCTATGGCCACGACGCGGACGGCCTGGACCTCCGCGCGCGACTGCTACGCCTCCGAGGGGACCGGCCGGACATGAGGGGAGAGGTGGACGACGAGGCGGACGCGCTATGCCAGGCGCTCCGGTACCGCCTGGAGTCCGCCCCCGTCGACACCGGCGATTATTGGGCGGCCCTCTCCGGTTTGGGGATCTAGCCGTTACGTGTGCCTTACCTGGAGGACGACATGAGAACCGCCGCGGCCCTCGTGGCCTACATGGACCACCACGGCCTCACCCGTGACCGGGTGGCCTCGTCCCTAGACGTGACCGGCCCGGCGGTATCCCAGCGCCGATCGGGGCGCTGTAGGACCACGATCGGGGACGTCCTCCGCCTCCGCCCCCTCGGAGAGGGGGAGCCGTGGGATCGCCTGTGCGCCGCGGCGATCCTGGACGTCCTCGAGGCGGACGCCCCCGGCGTGGAGGTGGCGGACCTCGTGGACGTCCTCCGGGTGGTCTAGCGCCGCTTCACGTTGTGTAGCCGTTCGGACTTCTCCCCGTGCTTACCGTGCCTCTTTCGGGCCTCGTCCCGCGGGTGTCGCGGCGGCGACGACCACAGGCGACACATGAGCATCCACGCCCTCAACGGGTGGACGCCCCGCCAGATCCGCCGCTCGTCCTCGTCCCTCACGATGCACCCCCACGCAGGGCGGCCACGGCGTCCTCGAGGGCCTCCAGGGCGTCCGCCGTGTCCGCGCCGTCCCGGATCGCCGCCTTGACCGCGTCCACGGCGGCCTCCAAGTCCATCCACAGGTATTCGCGTTCGTCTGGTGTCATCACATCCCCCCCCGGCGAATCTCACGCAGATCGCGGACCTGTTCCACGATCTCGTCCTCCCCGCCGGCGTCCCGGGCCGCCTGTAGAGCCACGATCGCGTGCTTGATCGCCATCTCGATCTCCCCGTCCAGCGCGTACCGTGCCGCGTCTAGCGCGCAGTCCACCGCCACCAATGCGGCCCCCTCGGTGACGTTGTCCCCCGTCCGACCGCTTACGCGGTGCGCTGCCATGATCGTAATCTTGACCACGGCCGCGCCCCTTCCGGCCTCGCGCAGCGCGGCGATCGCGCCGTTGATCTCTCTGCTGATCTCGTCTGGTGTCATCACATCCCCCTATGTATGCAAGTAAAACCGCCCCCACCGGACCACCCGGCGGGGGCGGCGCTGGTCACCCGTCGCCCCAACGACAACGACGGACCCAGCATACGCCCCCGGCGGGGGCTACTTGAGTTTTCCCCACCGCTTGGAGATCTTGGCGGCGGGGAGGGCGGCGGCGACGAATTCATCCCGCGCCACCTTGCCGCCCTTGCCCCGTGGCGTGAGGGCGGACGCGATCCCCTTGACCTGGGTTGCGCCGATCTTCAGGGCGCCCACGAGGCCCTCCAGGGCGTCCCTGTACTCCGCCGGGAGGGTGATCCCCGTCCGGGCCGTCCAGAAATCCATCACGGTCCCCGGCGTCGTCTCGTCCGGCGCGGGGGACGTCTGCGGGTAGTGTCCGATCCCGTGGCGGGGCTCGTGCTTGGTGGCCTCCCGTGCGAGGGGGGCCACGGCGGCGCGGACGCCCTCCGCAGCGGCCCACCGGAGGACGGGATCCGCGCCCTCGCTCGTGGCCAGGTCCCACGCGTGGGTACAGGCGTGGGCATACTCACACGAGAGACACGCGGCCCCGGGGGACGGCGTCCGGGTCTCGGAGAGGGCGGCGGCCGCCTGGAGGATGTCATGCCGCCACGCGTCGATCACGTCCTGGTCATGCTCACGGTACAGGGTCCGCGCGTGGATCTTGCACGTCCGCACGGCCCCGATCTCCAGGCGGATACAGTCCGCGTCCGGGTAGGCGTCCCACGCTAGGACCGCCTGGATCCGGCGCTGCATGGTGTCCAGCTGGGTCTCCGCCGTCCAGGCGGTCTTGTAGTCCATGACGCGGACGCCCTCGAGGTCCTCGTCCTCGTCATACCAGGGGGCGATCAGGTCGATCCGCGTGCGGACGTGTCCGGCGTCATACTCGCACGGGCGGCCCTCCGCGTCCATGGCCAGGGGTACCTCGGCCTCTGCCCCGTCCGGGATCGGGTGGACCCGATCCCACGCGCGGGCCAGGTCCCACCCGCGGGCCACGGCGTCCATGTCCAGGGGTCCCTCCGCGTCCTCTCCCGTGCGTCCGGTGGAGACGAGGGTTCGGAACAGGGCGTCTAGGTCGTCCCCGTCCACGAGGGCGCGCAGGTACTCGTGGCACGCGGTCCCGGCGTGGAAGATCCGCCGGTCCCGCGGCGCTCCCTGCTCATACAGGGTCACGGCGTGGGGGCACGCGCGGGCGGCCAGGGTGATCGTGGTTGGTCTGTGGTGCATGGTGCTACCTCCTCCGTGGAGGTTAGCACGGTCTTACTAGTAGGGCAACGGATACCACAGGGCTTCAAATTTCGCGCGGAGGCTTACGGACCCACTGGAGGTGTTGGAGTCCCGCCCCCACGCCAGGAGGACACGGAGGGGGGCCGTGTAGGCGGTGGGGTCTTGCTGCTGGATCGTGGCGTCGGTGTTGATCGTCCGGCCCGCGTCCAGCCCGTAGACGTCGATCTGATTGAGGGCCAGCCCGGACGCGGACGGACTCACGATCAGCTCCCCGAGGGTGGCGGGCGTCGTCCACGCTTGAACCTTGTCCGCCGTGCCTCCGTGGCGCTTGGAGGCGTACAGCTCCCCGCTCGCGGCGTATCGGACCCCCGCGATCAGGGTGACCACGCCGGACGATCCCGGGTCCCCGTCCGTGAGCCCGATCCCGAAATTGAACCGGGTGCCGAGGGCGGGCTGTGTGTCGAGGGTCACGCGGAGGACCACGCCATAGCCACCCGGTCCCACGGAGGGGACGCGCGCGGGTAGGTCCCATGCGACGGATCGCATGCGTGAGGGGTAGTCTCCCACCGTCCCGTCGTCGTCACACGCCAGGGTTAGATACCCGTCCCCGGAGTCCGCGATCGTCGCGGTCTGGTGCCCGTTGGCATAGTTGGCGGCAATGTCCGCATATTGCAGGGTCTCCCACGCGGCGGCCTCTGGTCTCGTCTGGACCGGCCAGTTCCCCCGCGCGCCAAAAAACGGCCGGGTCACGACGCCACCCGGCCGAATGTCACCAGGACGAGAGGCGTCTGGACCGTGATCGTTGGGATCGTCGTGGCCGTGGTGGTGGTGACGAGGGTATTAGCCACCCCGGTCACGTAGGGTCTCACGCTCGCCAGCTCAGCCACGTAGATCGGCTGTGCGTATCCGAGGCCATCGGACACGGTGACGTCCGCCGCGGTCCCGTCCGCGCCGCGTAGGATCTCCCACGCTCGCGACCTCTCCAGGTCGTCATACTCCGCGGCCAGTCGCGTGGTGACGGATCCCGTGGACCACGCGCCGTAGACACGCAGGCGCGCGTCCTCCGGGTCCGCGTAGATGGTGGCGCGCGCGGTGGACCCGGAGATCGCCCACACGAGGGCGGAGGCCGTGGGCGTGTCCCACGTGAGCCGGACGGTATCGTATGCCGTCCCGCCGGCGTCCCCGGTGGCGGTCCTGTCGATCGCGGTGGCGGTGACGAGGGCGCCCACGGTGGCGTCCCCATTGACCGCGTCCCGGATAGCCGTCACCAGGGCGGCCAGGTCCGCGGGAGGGGAGGCGGGGACGGTGTAGGTCACGGCGGAGCCGGACACGGTGGCGGTGTAGGTGACGCCGGTCGTGAGGTCCTCCGTGGTGATCTCGAGGTCCACGACCATCGACGGCCCGCCCCGTCGCATGTGTAGGCGGACGGTCCCATAGAGGGCCGCCCCCACGTCGTACCCGGTACCCTGGGCTGTGGGTGCTGCCGTGGCGTCGATGACGTCCCGGCTCAGCTCCGGGTTGGTCCCGGTGGACTGGATCGCGTACTGGATAGATCGGGTCTGTAGGTCGCTACTCATGGGTCACTCCACCGCGTCCTTTCTGATCGTCACCTTGACGTCCCGCCACAGTCCGCCGGTGGAATTGCCCACGACCCCCGTGGTGACAACCCGCAGAGTATACGCGTATTGGTTGAAATCGAGAGCCAAGCTCAGCCCCGTGTTGGTCTGTGAGGTGAGGGCGGCCGTGGTCAGCGGGGTACCGCTTGACGGTAGGGTGGCGAGGACGGACTCAGTCCCCGATCCTAGCGTCCGGCGGACCACCTGGACCAGGATGTCCGTGGCCAACCCGGAGCCGATCTCACCTTCTAGGGCCGTGACCGTGTACACGGTGCCGCCGGCCGTCCGCGCGGCGGCGTTGTCCGCGGCCTCTGGCAATAGGTCCCGCTCCACCTCGATCGTCTGTGAGGATGCGGAGCCGTTGATCACAAATAGAGCGCCTGTGCTCTTGTCTTTCCTCACCTCGTGATCGATGACGGGGGACGCGTAAGCCGTGTCCACAAATCCCCACAGTCCGGGGGACTGGCTGAGGTTGCGGACGAGGGCGAGCCCCGTGGCGCCACCGGCCACGGACGAGGCATATCCATACCGGAATCCGTCGTCCGCCGTCCCCGTCGTGACGATCTGGCCGATCGTGTAGGCCCAGCCATAGGCCGGGACAAACGCCCCGTATGTGGTGGTCGTGGCGCCGTCGTCGTAAGTGAAGATCGCCGACCCGGCCGCCATGGTCCACTGTGTGGCCGTGGTCCCGTCGGACCCCTGGAGGGACAGGGATAGACCCGTGAGCGTGAGGGCCGTGGGGGTGACACCGGCGCCGGACGAGGTGGACCGGATCGCGTCCACGTCCAGGAGACGATCCGAGGGGGAGATCTCCGAGGTGTAGGTGGACCACTCGGCCAGGTACTTCCAAATCCAGTTGGAATCGTCCGGGGACGCGGCCTGTCCCGCCACCGCCCCCACCTGGAGGGTCCCGGCGGACGGCGTGGCCGGCGTGATCGCCGTGGCCCAGCTTGGGATCGTTGTCGGTCTCGCCATCACATCCTCACGGTCTGATCAGTGGATAGGCCCACGTACCGATCCCCCATCCTGGAGGGGCCGCCCCCCACCGTAGCACGCCGCCCACGTGGACGACGGCGGACCAGTCCATCCCGGCCTCCACGGATCGATCGACGATCCGGCCCGCGGCCCGGAGCCACGAGGACGAGGGGACAAACCCGATCCGCGCGGCCAAGAATACCGATCGCGCGGTGACACCGATCACGCGGACCTGGACGTCCTCGGAGCCCGTGAGGGCGGTCCACATGCGGTATAGGGACGCATCGGTCCCGGTGGACGCCATGGCGGCGCGTGAGCCTATGGCTAGGCGCCTCAGCTCCTCCGTGGACACCCCGGCGGCGTCGCCCCCATACAGGGCCGCGCGCGCGTCCAGGACGTACCGGCCGGCGGCCTCGAGATCCCCGATCTCCCGGGCCACGCCCTCCAGGACTAGCTCCAGATCCGCGGCCGTCCGCGTGAGCCCGACATACCACCCGGCGCCGTCCCCGGCGCGTGAGCGTGAGGGCGCGCGGTCTAGCGCGTCCCGTCTCCAGTCGTCGATCCCGGGGTATGTGTCGCTCATGTGATCGTCACGGTCCCGCGTGTCAGCTGGGTGGTGGAGGTGGCGGGGGCCACGTCCGCGGTCCCGCCGTCTAGCGTGAGCGTGAGCCCAATCACGCCCTCCACGTCATAGATCGCGCAGAACGTCCCGGCGTAGGAGAGGGACTCTCCCACGTCCAGGGCCGCAAACACGGACACGATCACGGCCTCCGCGTCCGTCCGGGCGGTGGCCTGTTGGGTAGCCGTGAGCCCCGGGGCATACGTGAGGGCCACGACCACGGCCACGGTTTGGGCCGCGGGCACCGTGAGGACGATCGCCACGGTGGATCCGTCCGCCGTCGTGTAGGTCCCGGACACGGTGGTACCGGTCCCGGCGGCCGTGAGGGTCCCGGCGGCCACGCGGAATCCTACCGCGTCGATCGCCTCCTGCTCTTGGGTGGCGGTGGCGGGCTGTGGGTAGAGGTAGGCCTGGATTGTGTGAGGCGCGGACCTCACGATAGACGCGGCTTGGACCCACGTGAGGGCCAGGAGACCCGCGCGGATCCCGTCGCGCGTCGGAGAGGGGACGGCCGCGCGTGAGCGTTGCATCCTCACGCGCAACTCTGGATCCGTCTCCCGATTGGTCCCCGGTGTGAATGGGTCCCCGGTGGCCGGGTCATACAGCATGGCCGGCGTATTCTGGGCCGGCGTGATCGTCCTGAATTTGGTCTGGAGGGCCGCGTCCAGGACGACGGGGCCGGGGGTCACGGACTGGATCGTGATCTGGGTGGACGCCGTGGTGACGGTCACGGTGTCCACCACGGTCCACTGGGTGGAGTCCGTGTCGTCCTCGAGGACGTGGCCCACGAGTAGCGTGGACGTCCCGGACGTCGTGGACCCTCGGATGATGTAGATCGAGGACGTGGCCGCCTGGCGTGTGATGCCCACGGCCTCCGCGTGTCCGTCCAGGAGGGCGCCCCGGGCCGTCCGGGGGTCCACCGCGTCCACGAGTAGGGCGGCCCGCTCCTCTTGAGCGGCCAGGACGGCGCCGAGTCCGAGGGTCCAGCCCCCGGCGATCGTGGGTACGGAGGCGGTCCCGTAGTCCTGGGCTCCGATCTCCGTGTCGATGGCGTCCCGGATCTCGTCGGCGATCTGGCCCGCGGTGGAGGGCGTGTATCCGCTGTCGCTGTAGGTACCCACTACGCCCCCATGAGGGCGCCCCGCGTGTATCGCAGGGCTCCAGAGGACAGATACCACGGCGGCGCGGCCCGCGTCGCGTAGGGGTCCGGCCCGACCGTGAGGACCACGGGCGCGGAGGCCCCCTCTGTGGCGATCGTCGCGCGGACGGTGATCCCCACCGCCTCCCCCGTCGTCGCCACCGTCACGGCGTCCACGGAGACCACGGCGGGATCGTCCTCTAGCTGGCCACGGACGAGGGCCTCCGCCTCCGGGGCGGCCACGCGTCCGGCCTCTATCCAGTCCAGCCAGGGGAGACCGATCGAGGTGTCCGAGGGCCACTCCCCCTGGATCGTCTGTAGCCTCGTGGTGAGCCGGACGATCACGGCCTCCACCCCGTCCACCGTGCGGAGGGGGAAGGACACGGCGCCGGTGCTATCCGTGGCGTAGGGCATGGGAGACCATACCACGGCCGCGGCTAGTCGTCCGTGTATAGGATAGCTCGGAGCTCACCACGAGCTCGGAGCTCACCACGAGCTCGGAGCTCACCACGAGCTCGGAGCTCACCACGAGCTCGGAGCTCACCACGGCCGCGGCTAGTCGTCCGTGTATAGCCGGGACGAGGCCACGGAGGACCCAGACGGGGCTCCGGCGGCGACGCCGGATTGCTCGGTGCCTGCCTGCACGTCCTCGTGTGTGTGCGTGGCGGCGAATGCCTCCAGGGCGTCCAGGCGCGAATTGGTCTGTTGAGCCAGCGCCACCGCGGACGACGCGGACGCGCTACCCACACGGAGGGCCGTCCCGGCGGCCAGGACCACGGCGCCACCGGTGGCGGGTGTCCTCGAGGTGTCCCACGCCGAATCCGTGAGGGCTACCGGGAGGTACACCGCGTCCACCGGGTCCCACCGGCGCGGGTCCTCCGGCGACACCGTGGGGTCCCCCTGTCGCTCGTCGACCTGTCCGTGGTCCACGTCCCGGACGAGGACGAGGCCACGATCTCCGATCGACGGCGCGGCCGTGATCGTGAGGTCCCCGATCGACATGTAGGCCACGGGGATCCGGGGGAGTATGGGAGCATCCACCCACCGGGGCGTCCCGGCCACCACCTCCTGGATCGGCGTGAGCATGCGGACGGACACGGCGCCGTCCGCGTCCACATCCACCACCTCCACCGATCGCGCCACCACCACCTCAGCGGCGGCGGACCTCGTCCAGGCGGCCAGGGCGGCGGTTAGGCGCGGGCGTGCGTTGCCGCTCATGTCCGCCTCCCCGTGATCGTCATGTACCACGATGGGGACCGGCCGGACGATAGCGCCCAATCCGTGGCCTCCGCCGTCCACGTCCCGGCGTACTCTCCGCCGTCCATCCTCCAGGTATCGCCAGGATTGACGGGGCGTCCCGTGTAGACGGTGGCCACGCGGAGGCGTCCGCCGTCGACGGAGGCGGGATCCCCCACGATCTGATCTGCCCCGAGGACGAGGCGGCGGGCCGTGAGGGTCTCCCCGTCCGGCCACACCTGGAGGGTCCCGGACTGCACGACCCACCGGGACCGGGTGGCCTCCGCGATCCTTTCCGCGGCCCGTCGCCACCCACCGGCCAGGACATAGCCGCGGGGATACCGGATCACGCGGCCGGGGCGGAGGCTACCGACGGGGAGGCCGGACTGTGCCACGAGGTAGGCCCACACGGTCTCGGAGTCCGTGGACGTCCAGGACCGGGAGACCGTCACGTCTCGCAATTCCGCGCGTCCGTCTAGCATGGTCCACGAGGTGACCCGGTCCTGTCCGGTCACCCCGTCCGTGTAGGACCCGGGGACGATCCGGCCGGTACAGAGGCCGGAGAGGGACCCGAGACCCGCGGATACCTGGCACGTGGCGCCGTCCCGGACGATCTCCGAGAGGTACCCGGGGCGGAGGCCGTACACAGTGATCCGGGCCTCGTCCGCCGTGGTGTCCGCCGTCCGGGCCAGCTTGACCTCGATCGTGGGGCCGTCCCCGTCCACGGCGTCCACCGTGACGGCGCGGCCCGCGCCCACGACACGGACGCGGAGGCGGTGACCGTACCTCACTGGTCCACCAACAAGAACACCACCACGGCGTAGCAGGACACGGAGAGACAGAGGAGGCCCGCGTCCACAGGGTCCTCCACCAATCCCGACTGCCACACCGGGAGCCAGCTGACCCACGAGGACCACGCGATAGCGATCACCTGGACCGCCGTGTCTCGGATCTCACTCATACTCGTCTCCCTCCGCGGCCATCTCCCGCGCCCATAGGATACACGCCGTTACCTCGTGGAGGGCGTCCTCGTCCCCCTCCAGGGCGGCGTGGCACAGGTGGACGGTCTCGAGGTCACCGGCGGCGCCGGCCTCGGTGGCTAGTTGTTCGATGTGGTCGTCGGTGATTGCGTTGCTCATGGTCATCTCCAAGGGTGGCGCCCCCGTGAGGGGGCGGTGGTGGTCAGGTGGCGGGGATGAAGTCGGCCAGCATATCGCCGGGCTCGTATCCTTCGGCGCGGTCTTGGGCGGTCAGGATGCGATTCCGCAGGGTGGCGCGGATCCGGCCCTGTGCCTTGACGGAACCGGTGTAGGCAAACCCGTTTGCTCCATGGGTACCTCGGCACCAGTAGTGAGACAGGCTCCCGATGATTCCCCCGACCTCCACGTCCACATTGACAGAGTAGTTACGTCCGTCGCGACAGGCGCGAACGCTCACGATCTCCAGCCCGGCGGCCTCGGCCATGCGAACCAGGCCCACGAGGGCGCGCGCGTGGTCGCGGGTGGGGACCGTGACCTCGTCACGCTCTCCCGCGTCGTGGTCATCGTAGGAGACCGTCACGCCGTCCGCATGAATGCGGGCGTTAACGGAGAGGGCGGCGGGGTTGGTGACTGCGTTGCTCATGGTCATCTCCCGCCGGGGGGTGTTGGTCATCTCTCCCCCCCGACACAATACTTATACGCTCCCACCGAATAACGCGCAAGGAATCCGGCCACATTTAGCGCAAATAATCAGGAGACCCACGCAAGAAACGAGGTCACACCTAGACGATCGCGTCTCGTCAGTTCTAGGGAACCGAGGCAATACAGGCGGCCGGACGGCGCCCCCGGCACCGTGAGGTCCAGCGGGACCTCCGCCCCGGTGCACAGGCGCGCGCCGTCTCGGAGGCTCGTCCCGTCCGGGAGGGCGGCGGAGAGGTACCACCCGGCGGACGCGTCGCGCCACTGTAGACGGAGGGTCACCTCCACCCCGGATAGGTCCACGTCCAGGCGGAGGCGGTACGCGTCGCCCACGTCCACGGGGATCACCACGGCGGCCATCTACTCCCCCTCCCCAAGTCCGAGGAATCGCGCAACGTAGGACCCCTGTGCCTGATCTGGCTCCTGGGTGGACACGGTCCCCCGGTCCTCCTCGGAGGCCAGCCCGGCGGCGGCGTCGGCCCTCGGAGACGGCGCCCCGATCGCCTCGTCCGTCACCACGAATAGCCGGGATTCGGTCAGCTCGAGGTCCACGATTACCGCTTGGTAGACGTCCCGGCGCTCTACCGTCGTCCCGATCACGAGGTCCCGGATCCCCGGACGCCCCGGGGTATACAGGCGCCACCGCTCGGCGCTGTCCACCAGCTGCACACGGACCCGCTCCGCCTCGTCCGGTCCCAGGTCCGAGGTGGAGATGTAGACGGACGCCTGGATCGTCGTGGGTAGCCGCGCGCGTCCGGTGGATGTCGTCCGCCGGGACTGCATAGGGTGGACGGCCAGGACGGCGGGGCGTGTGATGGACGCGGCCGGGATCGCGATCTCCACGATCCCCCCGTCCCGCTCCCGGTAGAGATATGCCGTCTCACTCATGTCACCCCCCCGCCTCGGCCAGTGCCGATCTCACCTGTCGCTCCACCTCGGACCCGGCGGCGCGGGCTATCTCGTCCGAGGACGGCCCGGCGCTGATATTGACCGACACCGGCGGGAGCGTGTCCAGATAGGAGACAGGGGACGTCCCGAGAGACTCCCCGCGGCGCTGGAATGCGGACTCCATGACCTGAGCGGAGACCGTCTGTAGACCGAACAGGGGATTAATCTCCGTCATCCCGGCATAATCCATGCGGATCCCGGACTCTCCGGCGGCGTACCTGGACGCCAGACTGAATCCGCGCGCGGCGGACGCCATGGCCTCTCCTGACTCCGTGAGGAATTCCGCGCGTCCCCGTGCGGACTCGTCGATCTTCTCACGTCCGAGAGCATCGAAGTAATCGAGGACCGGGCCGACGGTCCCGGCTATCCCCTCGATCACTCCGAGGTCCGGGATCATGCGTCCCACGGACTCCGCCACGGAGTCCGCCAGCAAATCGAACGCGTCCCCCAGCTCCAACAATAGATCCTTGAATCCAGACAGGGCCGTCCGTGTCTCCCCTCCGACGCCCAGCTTGTCCGCCAGTGTCCCCGTGAGGGATGCCTGACCCTCCGCGGCGGCGTTGATGTCGTCCAGGGCCAGCGCGATCGCCGTGAGGACGGCGGCCGGGATCGCCAGCCCGGAGAGGACGGATCCGAGGCCCACAAGGGCGGCCCCAAGGATGGGGATAGACGCGGCGGCGGACGATACCGCCCCCGCTAGACCCACGGCCCCGGCGCCACCTATCAGGAGGGCCACGATCCGCCCCCCCGGTGTCTCGAGGGCCTCCGCGGCGCGCTCCACCGCATAGGCTAGGGCGTCGAATCCCTTGGTGATCAGTGGCTGGACCACGTCCAGGATCCGGCCTAGCTCCCGGACGAGGATCCGCCCCGTGGGGATCAACCGCAGCCCGAGGCCGGTGGCCAGTCCCCCCACGCGGGCCGTCAACGCGTCGAATCCATCCGTGAGGGCCTCCGCGGCCTCCGAGGTCTCGTCGTCCACCACGACGCCCAGATCCCGGGCCTCATCTTTGAGGTCCTGGAGGGCGCCGGTGCCACGCGTGAGGATCGGCAACAATTTGCGTCCGAGGTCGTCCCCGAAAATACGCACGGCGGCGGCGGCGCGTTTGTTTGCGTCGTCCACCTTGGACGCGCCCTCCACGAACGCCTCGAAAATCTCCGAGGGGCGCCGGTTTCGCAGGTCGTCCACCGTGACGCCCACCAGGGCGAAGTCATCGATGAACGATTGCATCCCCCCCTTGGCGTCCTCGGCCCGATCTGCGATCGTGGCCAGGGCGTCCCCCACGTCCTCCTCGTCCGCGCCGAATCGGCGAAACGCGAACCCTAGCTCCTGGACGGTCTGGACGGTCTCCCCGAGACCCTCCGCCAGCCGGGCCTGTGCCCGGACGGTGGACGCGGACGCGATCGTGAGGGCGGAGAGGGCCGCGGCTAGTGCTGCCACGGCGGCGGCGGCCTCGGTGGCCACCTTGCCGATCCCCTTGGCGCTGGGGTCCACGATGCCGCGGAGGCGTAGGACGAGGTCCTCGACTATCACTGTGCCCCCTTCAATGCGGCCATGGCGCGGCGTTGCATCCCACGGAATCTATCCATACCACGGTACGCCTCCAGGAGTAGCAGGCACCGGACGAGGTCCCCGGGTGGCATGAGGCGCGCGGCCGTGACCCCCGGACGTCCTAGACGCTCGGAGAGTCCCACGGAGATCCACGCCGCCACCAGGTCCGGGTCCTCTGGGTCCCCGTCTAGGGCCTCGAGGACCCAGCGGGGGATCCCGGCTTGTTGTCCTCCGCCTCCCCGGTGGCGTCGCGTGAGCCACCGGGCCAGCTGAAACCCTGCGCCGTCCAGAGGATCAGGGCGGCCACGGCGTGAGGTCCCCACGGGTCCCCGGACGCGTGCCACGCGTGAGTCCCGCCGGCGGGGGCTCCGTCGACGGTGGCCCCCTGGAGGACCTCGTCCACCACGTCCAGGACGGGATCCGCCGTGAGGTCCGCCAGGAGGGCGGAGAGGGGGCGACCCTGGAGGGCCTCGGCCACGGCGTCCCGGTGTGCCGCCACGGCGCCCACACCGGCCGCCACGGCGCTGTCAGCGGACGCGGCGATCTGGCTGTAGGACCCGAGGAGACGGGGGACGAGGGAGAGGACCGGGCCGTCTAGGACCGCCGCGGCCCGTCGCGCGATCCCGAAAAGGGCGCGCGGGGACCGGTAGCCGGGGTGGGAGTACTCACGCCCCCGATAGGTCACGGAGATCACGCGGCGCCCCCACCGACGGGGATCAGCCTGCCATACACGGCGGAGATCTGGGTGCCCGTGAGCACCCACGTCACCTCAGCCGTTGAGTCCATCGACAGGGCCGGGGGTTGCTTGATCACGACCTCTTGAGCGCTGAACACGGTTCCCGCGGTGGGATCGTTGGCCTGGAGGTTCTCGCCGGGGATCTTCAAACGGGCGTTTCGCTGTGCGGTCTCCCGGTCCCACTTGAGGCCCAAGAGCCGATTGGCTTCACTATGTTTGCCACACGTCACGGCGAAATCCATGGCCCCGGGTTGGCGGACGCGGCGGACGGCCTGACCGTCGGACATGGTGCTCACGGACTCCACCACCTCCGGGAAAGTGCCCGTGAGGAACGTGTCCGCCCCGGACGGGGGGATCTGTCCGGTGACGGAGAGGACGAGGGAGGCGCGGGAGAGGTCGATCGTACCTGCTGACATGGTGGGCTCCTATCAGACGAGGGTGACGGAGACGGAGACCGTGCGGATCCCCTCGATATAATTTGCCCGGACGGCCAGGGCGGCCGCGGTCCCCGAGACCGTGAGAGACGTGATTTCGTACGCCTCCGGGAGGGTGGCGGAGGGTCCGATGTAGGGGGGGACCTGTGCCGTGAGCATGACGGATCGGACGGCGGCGCGGATCTTGTCCTTGCCGGGCTCGTCGTTGGTTAGCTCGGTACCCAGCGCGATCTCCGCGGCTAGGACCTCTCCGAGGGCCTCCGTGAGCCGGACCTTGGTCCAGAGCAGAGCGAAAGCCAGCGAGAACGTCCGCGTGCTCAGGGTCTTGGCGCCGGTCATGTTGCGCGTGACGCCACCGGGGATCGTGATCTGGTGGAAGCTGGCCCGGTTGTCCGGTAGATGCGTGAGCCGCTGATCGCTCGTGAGGAGGGGGGAGTATTCCGCGAGCCCGTTCAGCCTCACGATCCCGGATTGGCGCTCCGTGTCCGAGGCGGTCCCGGCCAGGCGGCCGATCCATGCACCGTCGACGGCGGCGCCGTCCGTGTCCTCGTATACGATCAGGGTCTTGGTGTTGGACGCGATCGAGGAGAATGCAGCGGGAAAACCGGACGTTCCCCACGTCGCATCCGAGGACTGCGCGACGAACAGCAGATCCCGGGACTCCGCGGCGCCGGACGCGTCCACGATGTCCGCGGCCGTCCGTGAGTCGATCAGGAGGTACGTGAAATTCCACGGGGCGCGATAGCCGTTGGCCTCCGCGGCGGCGATGGCGGCGTCATAGGTGCCACCGCCCAGCTTGATCAGGGTGGTCCGGCTGGGGACCTTGTCCTGACTGTAGATCGCCACGATCTGATCGTGGACGATCTGGGTAATGTCCGTGGCCGTGAGGTCCGCGGCCGCCTGGGTCACGGCGGAGGCGGCCGTGTATTCACGGTAGACGTCCCCCGCGGCGCTCCCGCCGGTGATGTCGGCGACGATCGCCACGTCGAAATCTGTGGTGATGTCGATCGCGGTCCCGTCCACGACGGAGACGGAGATCGCGCTCTCAATGTAGCTCGGAGGCGTAGCGGCCATGGTGTCCTCAGGTGATCGTGTAGGTGGGGAGGGTCACGCCTCCGAGAGTCTGATCCACGTCGATCTGATCGATCGTGCCTATCGTAGCATCGGAGAGGGTGACACGGTGGTAGCCTATCAGGTCCACCTGGTAGCGGGGGGACGGGTAGCGGTCCACCGTGGCCCTCAGCTCACGGATCGGCGTGGGCCTCCCCGGCGTGAGCCCGGCGGCCCTCACGGCGTCCATGTCCGGGTGGGTCGAATACCACACGGCCGCCACGGTCTGGAGGTATTCCTCTGCCTGGTAGCCGTACGCGTTGACGCTCACGCGGACGCGGCGCTGTGTGCTCACGCGGAGGCGGGGGGACCCGGCCACCGCCACCGGGGCGGCTTGGTGGTCCACCGCGGCGCCGTCGATCACGCTGACCGTCAGGAAAGGATCGGACCCGGCGGGGACGGTCCCGGCGGAGTCCGCCACGAGGACCTGTGAATCCGGGAGGGATAGGGCCGTCTTGATCAGTCCGCGGACGGCCTGACGGATCTGCTCACGGGTCACGGTGTCCACCCTCGAGGGCCGCGGGCCGGCTCACGGATACAGATCGCATCATACACGCGGGGGAGGGGTCCCACGGGTGGACCGCTGCCCACCTTGACCACCGTGTGGCGCTCCCCGTCCACCTCCACGACGTCCGGCCAGGTCCCGGCGGTGTCGTCTCCTGTCTGGAGGTCCGCGGACGTCGTGACGCCCACGGAGGCCGTCTCCCGCCACCCTTCCGGGAGGGTGCGGATCTCGGCCATGTCCAGGTCACGGACGACGGCGCGGATCACGGTGGAGGACTCCGCGGCCCTCACGGGGCGGCCATCGGTGCCGATCGTCTGTGCGCCGTATCGGTGGCGCGTGACGCTCACGGCCGCGTCCAGCCCGGGGAGGGGTAGGGGCATGGGTCACCCGGCCAAGAATGGAGGCACGCCGGGGAGGACCAGGAGGGCGCGCTGTGAGTTGAGAAATTGCCCCGTGTCAATCATGGGGTTGTCGCTGCCCTTCCGATCGATCGTCTCTTGGCTGTTAGGCGGCTCGTCGATCTCCACGATCGTGGCTTTCTGATCTTGCACCATGGCCACGGCCACCTCACGGAGGCCGGTCTCCAGGCTCACGGCGTCCCCGGTCTCCACGAATCGCTGGATCCGCGTCCGGGTAGCCCGGAGCCACCGGGGGCCGTCCGCCTCCGCGGCGGTCCTGTATGGCGCGTATTCGGGGGTGGTCTCGTCGCCATACTCCAGGGCCACCGCCACCTCGACTAGGGTCACGTCCGGGTCCTCCTCCGTCTCCCCGTCCGGCCCGCGGTAGGTCTTGAGGGCGCGGGCCAGGTCCCCCTGGATCCCTAGACGGATCTCGAATCCCTCGAGGTCCGAGAGGTCCCGGACGACGTCCGCCACCCGGCGGCGCTGGGTCACAGGATCACCTGTGGCGTGTTGCTGGCCTTGGAGTCACGGAGGACGCGGAGGGCTTGACCCGGCGCCGTGAGCATGAGGTCCGCGTCCGCGGCGGAGAGGTAGCCGGACGACGATCCGAGGGGGCCGCCATAGCTCACGGAGGCGGCGCGGTTGGAGGCGGCCGTGAGGGGTCCCACGGTGCCGCCCCCGATCGTCCCGCCCCCGGACGCCCCGCCACTGTTGGCCAGCCCACGGATCGCGCGGTGAGCCAGAGCCAGGGCCAGGGCGGTGGAGTAGTCCGCGCCGTACCATGCGACGCCCACCATAGCCTGAGCGAGCGGGAGAAACGGCGCCAAAGTGGCGTCCGAGAGTCCCCCGATCTCCGGGGCTAGTGCGCGGGCGTCGTCATACACGGACACGGATCACCCTCACGAGGTGGGGAGCTTGAGGATCAGGGCCGTCTCAGGCTTGGGACACTCGATACCACCCCAGCTTGCGGCGTAAACGGTGTTTGACCCGTTGGCCGACTGGTACGTGTGGACCGGGGTGGCGCCCATCTGGCGCACCTGCTTGATCCCGAATTCATCCGACGATTGGAACAGGAGCGCCCCGTCCACGTCCGTCCCGCCGTCCACGTCACGGAGGGACCGGCCCACGATGATCCGGGAGATCCCGCGCGCCTGGAGGGCGGCCACGATCTGGGTCTGCGCGTCCGTGCTGCCACCGCTGCCCAGATTGCTGCTGTGGCTCATGCGGTACCACGGGCGATCCGACACGATCAGGGTGTCATAGACGCCCCCGGTCGGGTTGCTCAGTCGGCCCTCGTCCACGAGAGACAAGAAATCCGAGTAGAGATCCTCGATCGCCGTGGCGCCGGTGTAGGTCTGGGCGCTGGTCAGCTCCGGGATCCCGATCCCGAACAGACCGCCGAGAGGGCCGTACCCGTTGATCCGGGTGGAGTATTCGGCCTCGACAAACGCGGTACGCAGGGCCTGCATGTTCATCGCTGCCTTGTCCAGGCCGGCAAAGCTGTCGTACATGCTCGTGAGCCAGCTGTCCGGGATCTCGAAACACCAGAACCCCAGCGGGGCCTCAGACTCCGTGAGATCGTAGGACGGGCGCGGGTAGCTGGTCCGGCTCTCGGAGTAGGGCTGCGCCTGACCCGAGACGGAGGCGCCGCGTAGCATGTAGGTCTTGGCACCGGCGGCCACCTGTCGGACGGGGATCCCGCTCATGATGTCGGCCCGGTCCTGGGTCGGCGTCATGAGGATTGATCCGCTGTACTGGGCGCGGAGGGTGCCGTCGTAGTAGGCCGCGTCCGCGCGCGTGTCCGAGGGGCGGAGAATGAACCGGGCACACTCACGGAGCCAGCGCTGGCCCCGTGGGCTCTCCACGTCCAGACCGAGGGCGTCCGCACGGGCGAGGAGGTGGCGCTTAACCATGACCCGCTCAGGGCTCATGGGGGCGGCGTGGCCGTCCGCGCGGACGGCGGCGTCCATGGCTTCACCCATGGCGTCACGGGCGGCGCTCGTGACGAGATCGATCAATTCAGAGGATGCACGTTGAATCATGGGGTCACTCCGCAAGCTGGACGACGGCCGCGGTGGTGCCATCGGAGAGGGTGATCCCGCCCACGACCCACGACGCCCCGACGAGGGGGCGGCGGGTGGCGGACGAGGTGGTGTAGAGGCGGCCTTGGTTGGCGCCGGCGGCCGTCTCCACGAGGACCGCGGCGCCGGTCGTGACGCTCACGCCGGGATCGGCGACAAACACGGCCAGACCGCGCTCAGCCACGCTCACGGCGTCCCCGGCTTGGGTGGCCGTGGGGCTCACACCAAACGAGGTGGAGGGGGTCACGTCGTAGTCCATGACCACGCCGGATCGGGGGAGATCTCCGGCGGGGTTGACTGAGGTCACGCCGTAGTCCTCAGCGCCACCGCCACCCGTGGCGGACGGGGCGGTGACGATGCCCGAGAATTCATTCGGGAGGGCGGCCGTGATGGTGATCGTGATGTCCGCGCCGGCCACACTCGTGACGGTGGCGCCTGCCCCGAATGCCGCATCAAACGCCGTGACCGCGTTGGTGGCGGTGGCGGACGCGCTGGCACCGGCCGAGAAACTGATCGCGCTGGGTACGATCGTGGCGTTGGTGTTGATGTTCCGCGCGGAGATCTGCACGGAGTAGGTGGCGCCGGCGTCGTGGGTGGCGGAGAGGACCAGGGTGGACTGCGAGGGGAGGGCCGGGGCGCTCACGGCGTAGACACCGGCGGCGGCGTCGAAGCTGGACAAATCGACCACGCGGCCGAACGTGTAGGACCCACCGGACGCGGCGGCGGTGGCCACGGCGATCGTGAGGTCCGAGGCGGAGGCGGCGCTGGACGACACGGAGACCACGATCCCCGGGGCGTTGCCCGTGAGGGTGGCCACGTTGGCGGCCGCGCCAGCGTCGAACCACCCCGAGGCGGCGGCGTCCGCGTTGACGGAGGCGGCCAGTCCCGCGGCGATCTCCGCCGTGGTGGCCGTGGCGTCCGACGTGAACGAGACCACGATCGGGGACTCGTAGCCCGGGGGGAGGATGTCCAGGCTGTAGAGCGTGGAGTTCTGGGCGCTGTCCACCGTGACGGTGGAGATCTGGGCCACGGGGGCGGAGGCGCTTCCCGTGGTGACGACCTTGGAGAGGTCATCGGCGGTGTACTCGGTACCGAGGCGGGAGCCAATCGCTTGACCGGCGCGGCCCCGAATCTGTGACAGTGGCATACGTGCCTCCGATCAGAGGGTGGAGAAGATGTCATCCACGCTCGAGGACGTGGCGGGGGTCTGGACGTGCACGGGGCGACCGCGGAGGCCGTCCGCGCGGGGCGCGGGGGTCTCGGCGGGGACCTCGTCCACGAGGTGGGACAGGGCGGCCAGGTACGCCGGGGCGTCCAGTCCGTCCGCACGGAGGCTCAGGGACTCCATGACCAGGGCCTCACACGCCGTGAGGGTGGCGTCCGCGGGGAGGTCGATACCTCGGACGCGGGCGATCTTTTCCACGGCGTGGACGCGGGCGCGGTAGCTGTCGGCGCGGGGATCCTCGTCCCCCTCGTCCGCCTTGTCTTCGTAGTGCTTTTCGTCGGCTTTCTCGTGCATGTCGTCCATGCGTCCGGCCATCTCTTTGAGGGCCTCCGCGATCGGCTCAAGGAGGGGGGCCACCGCCTCCCGGATCTCGTCTGGTGTCATGGTGTCCTCATCAGCCCGGATCCGGGCGGTGGTGTCTCTGGGGTGGAGCGTGAGTAGTACGTGATTGGGGGCGCGGCGGCGGCGCTGGACCGTCCCGGTGTCGTCCATCTCGGCCACGTCATACCGGACGGAGACACCGGGACGATCGGGGCCGTCCTTGTGGTCCTCGATCCACTTGATCGCGTCCGGGGCGTGGAGGGTCATCTCCACGATCTGGGCTCCGTCCTGGTAGTCCGCGCGGGTCACGGTCCCCACAATGGCGGCGCCGTCGGCGTCCACGCTCACGCCGGGCCAGTGGAGATCCGGGTCCAGGATGACGGGGACGCCTCGGAGGGCCTCGAGATATTCCGGGTCCTCGAGGGCCTCCGCGGCCACCGTCTCCTCACCGTGAGCGTATCGGAGACGGGTACCGGCGGACGTGAGGATCGCATCGTACCTCACGGATCCCGAGTCCAGGCGGACGGGGGACCGGAGGACGGCGCGATCGGCGCGTGTCGTGTCGTGAGGGGTCCGGCTCATACCTCACGGCCTACCACAGACCGGCCCGGCGGTCAATTCGGCGGGAGGGGGGCGCCGGGTCCGAGGGCGTGGGCCAGTAGGTCCACGAGTCCACGGGCGCCGAATAGGTAGGCCACGCCACCCACGAGGACGGCCATACCGATCCCCTGTGATAGGAGGGCGGTGGCGATCACGAGGACCCCCCACCGTGAGGACACGGCGCCGCGGATCCACGTCGTGGTCTCACGTCGCGCGGCCATGTCCGCCTCTAGGGCGTCCGCCTGCCTCACGGACGCCTCCACGATAGATGCCACCCGCTCCGACATAGAGCGGATCTCACGTCCGAGGGTGGCGATCTCGTCCAGATGGTCCGCCTGGAGGTCCACGAACGCCTCCACGAGAGCCCCCGCGCCCTCCTCGGCCGCGACGCGTAGCCGCTCCCTCTGCTCCCGCCGTGTGGCTCGTGGGGATTCATCTTCGCTCACGTTGACCTCCGAGGGGGGCGGGGCTCACGCGTGGGCGGTGAGCCGTGCGGATCTCTTGGACCTCACGCTGCAGCGCGTCCAGGCGTGCGGATAGGGTGGCCAGGTCCGCGGACACCTCCGCGGCGGCCGTGAGGATCTGGGCGCGCGCGTCCTCACGCTCACGCTCACGGTGTGCGCGTCCGAGTAGGGACGCCACGACCACAGCCACCACGAGGACGTCCGCGGGGCTCACGCGTCCCCCTCACGGATGGCGATGTGGAGTCTGGAGATCGGAAATCCTGGGCACACGGTAGCGCTCACGGCGGAATGGGGGATCACGTCGTCCACCGTGAGCCGGTGGCGGCGGAGTAAGTCCCGCGTGAGGGTCACCAGCTGGTCCCACGCGACGGAGGGGATCCCGTCCCGCGCGTCCACGGCGACACACACGCCGATCGTGTCCGCGTTGCGTCCCCTTGCGTGAGCCCCCACCTCGTCCTCACGGCGTCCGAGGCGGAGACGGCCGTCCGCCTCCACCACGTAATGATAGCCCACGCCACGCCACCCACGCGCCAGGTGCCACCCGTCGATCTCCTCGAGGGTAGCCACCGCGGCGGCGTGGTGGATGACGATGGCAGCGATCCCCCTCATCAGGTGTCACGCATCGGGACGGGGACGACGTCACGCAGGGGGACATGACGCACGGAGGCGCCGGGGGTGTCCTTGCTTGGGCGCGGCGCCGAGGTGTCCGTGTCTCGCCTGACGGCGCCCCCGATCGCGGTGGCGGCCCACACGCCCACGGTGATCAACGCGTCCCGGACGTCCTCCGGGATCACGTCGTCCGCCCCGGGGATCGCGTCGTCCAGGGTGTCGATCCAGGCGCCCACGGCCCGGGCCTGCCCACGGACGCGGCCACGGCGGCGGATCACCTTGTCCACCATGTCCGGGATCTCCGCCACGGCGCGGGAGAATCCCGACACCCGGCGATCCGGGACGAGGGATAGAGCCAGCGCCACGGAGGACGCGGCGATCCGCGTGATCTCTACCGGGCTCACGGGAGGTTGCTCTTGAGCATGGCGGCCAGGGCGTCCGGGCAATCCATGGCCAGGAGGGCGCGGAGGGACGGGAGGACGGACGCCACGGTGACCGTGTGATCGCCATACAGGGGCGCTCCCAGGTTGGCCATGACGTGGGAGATGAACCACGTCTGCGCCTCCGCGGGTGTCATGGGGTCGTCCCCCACCGGTGCAGCCAGGGCGGCATAGCCGGCCACGGTGACGAGGTCTCCGAGGGACATGTCCACAGGCTTGGACGAGGCGTCCACGGTGGCCTGGACGTCGGCGATCCAGGCGCCCACGGTGTGGATGTCGGTGCCCGGGGGGCTCAAGTTGAGACGTGTATCGATCATCGGTACCTCCTGAGGCCCACGGTAACACGCGGGGCGCCGTCCGCGTCACCTCGTCCGGCGTCGTCCGGCGTCGGCGAATCCCACGCGGTCGTCCACGTCCCCGGCGGCGGCGCGGCGCTGTAGCTCCTCCACGTCCTCCGGTGTCTCTGGTATCAGGATCACCACCGGGCGCGGGTTGCCCTCCGCGTCCACGCCGGTCCTGGTCTCTTCCCTCATGGTTGCCTCCCGATGATCACATACTCGTATTGCTCCCCGTGCGGGCCGTTGTCCCACCGCGGCCCCCCGGAGTAGGTGAGGACGCGGGAGATCTGGACCTCCTCGGAGATGACCACACCGGACACCCCGGCGAATTTCCGCGCCGTCTCGAGGTCCGAGGTCCAGGACTCCAGGGCGCCCCCGATCCCGTAGGACTCACGGATCCCCCGGTACAGGGTCACGGTCTCCCGGCCGGTGGCGCGGAGGGCGTCCTGGGTCTCCGCGTACAGGGTTCGGACGGCGGCGCGGGTCTGGTCCATGTCCCGGGTGGAGTAGGTCCACGATCTCCGGGCATAGGGGACACCCGTGGCGCCTAGCTCGTCCAGGGCGGCGATCTTCATCGCCGTGGATGCCTTGCTCCGTGACCCCCGCGCCCACGCGTCTTGGAGGGCGGAGGCGCGGCGGCCGTCGTCGACGATCCGCGTGGTGGTCATGGTGGGCCGGG